ATGCAATTCACATAGAACTATTGGTCAATCGCAAGAATTGTGAGAGAACTGCCTTATTTTTTTCAGCATATTGCATTGTCTGCAAATGCGACGAATGTTCTTTATTTATCATTCGCTCTCTATACTGTTGTTCTTTCATTGATAACATTCTTTCCGCTTCTGGTTTTTCTAGTGGCGTGAGTGATTGATTGCCGCGTTCTCGCATAAAATGATCAACTGATGCATATTGTTTCACTTTATTAAAATCCCGTTCGCTAACTGCCAGAACTGTTTCGTTTTTATGCACCTTTCTCAAATCATCAAACTTTAATTTACTAAATGGATCACTCGTAACGTAGGTATCATCATCTTCGTCTTCGTCATAAAAGTTACTCCCACTGCCACTGTTCACTACTAAATTATTCACACCCGTATATCTAACTAAACCAGATTGCTTTTCTTTAATTTTATCAAATACCTGACCCATATTTTTCGCATTCACGTCTTCTTGGTTGTCAAATATTGGTTCGTCCTTGGAAAACCATTCATTGCGAGAACTATTCGTCTTTTTTACCATATTGTTCTCAAATATGGTATTGAATTTGTCTTGAAATTCCCGAACATTCATATTGGTAATCGCCGACTTGATTTGTTTTGTAGTATTTTTATTCGCATCAGATATAGAAGCCGGAACATATGTCGTGTTCTCCGCAGTAGGTTTTTGTGTCTGTTTATTTTGGTTGTTATAAAAATTCACCACTATGTCAAAAGCCTTCTTATAAAACAAAAAATATTCTGCTGGAAGTTTGGACTTATCTGGATGTGTCATTAATACTTGTTTTTTTGCTCTTTTTAAATCATCCAAATTTATATTATAATCAGTGTGAAATAGTGCTAATAGTTCTTTGAGCGAATACATATGTATATCTAAATTGTGGCTCTTTTCATTGGTTGACATTCGTAGTATACCATTTTACGATATTGTTTTTACCTACTTTATCCGAAAACAAGATAAAAACATAAGGTTGTATAATATACAGAATGGGACTTCCAATTATTACTAATTTACGCGACCGACAAGAATTTGCAACCCTACTTCAAACAAACCCTGGTTTGGTAATTATCAAGTTTGGGGCCGATTGGTGTGGGCCTTGTAAAATGATTGAAGCGGATGTTATGGCTGGTTTCAATTCTATGCCAGATAATGTTCAATGTGTATTGGTCGACATTGATGTCAGCGTTGACTTATATGCATTTCTAAAAACGAAAAAAATGGTGAATGGGGTTCCCGCTATCTTATGTTATAAAAAAGGAAATACTCGGTTTATTCCAGATGAGGGAGTTGGAGGAGCAGACAAAGTAAAAGTAAGACAGTTTTTTCAAAATTGCTTGGCGCTTCTAGATTGAGGTTGGGGGGTCAAATTTTTATTGTAGATAAACCATTCACGCAATGACATTGATATTTTATTCTTATCAATGCCATAACCAGTGATGTCATATATATTGTCCCAAATATCAGTTTCTGCATAGTTGCGAAATGAAATTTTTGAAGACGACAAGCTATTTATTTCATTCATTATTTTTTCTAATTTGTGCATTGATGCATAGTTGATCTGGTTCCGATATTTATAACAATATACATAATTATATCTCGCAGGACTGTATCCAAACCAATCATAAAAGCGATCTGAATAAAGCGCATTCTCTTCCAAATTCAATACCCGCTGAATAGCATCTGGAATACTTATTGCAGATCGTCGTTCATCCGCATTTGGTTCGTTCATAAACTTGATATAATTGCATATCATAAAATTTTCTTTGCGTATATTCGCTAGTCGCACATATTCTAACAAATCTTCCATAAAACTTGTCATAAATGTTTTGGTGCAAAGCAAATTACATAATATAATGTACGTATTCGAAATCTTGTGCCTCTGCAACAATGCAATATTATCTGCTAAGTTTTGTGCGTTGTGAAAATCATCTATTGCTATTATCAAACATTGATCGTCTGGGTCATCTTCTCTCGTTTGCAAGAAATGTGGAAACAATTGAAATAACGAATTACTCGGGATTAGGGTTGCTTCACTGCCGATTTGCACTGATCTTGCATTATATTTCCCACCAACCGATACATATAGTTTGTTTATTTGGTTTAATGTGGCATTTCTAATGTCATTTGCGACTGAAATAATGTCACTTGCATAGCAAGGTGTTATATTCGAAATAAATGGCAACCCGTTGTTCATCTTGTTAGTTAAATTATGTTACTTGTTTTTAATAAGTAATATAATTCAATTTTCTATTTAATATGATTTTTATTTCTTGTCTGTTTGCGTTTTTTATTATTGCGTGTATTTCGTATTGTTTTTTTTATTTTTGGATTGTGACGCTTCCCTCCGAATAATGGATTATTTTTTTCAGGTTGTGCGGGTGGTACAATTTGTGCTTCTGCCATTGGCATTTCTTCTACTGGTTCAGGTTCTTTCACTGGTTCTACTTCTACTGCTGATGCAGGTTCGTTTACTGGTTCAGGTTCTACTGCTGGTTCTGGTTCTTTGGCATAACTATCGTTAAGTGATGGTAAATTATCAGTCGCCGAACCGTCATTCTCATTATTATTAATATCCATTGCAGTTGCATATGCTAATACCGATGCCGTAATAGTTGCTAATACATAATTTATCATTGGGATGGGTGCGTCGTACATTTTAGTTATATTATAAATATATTTTTGTTTACTGACTAGATGTAACAAATTCCTAAATTGTGGTTTATTACTGTTGACCTTCTAGGAGTTTGCGAGCAGATGCAAACTTACTTGTCCATCTATCCTTGATAGATTGTGACACGGATGCATTCAAGTGACGTTCATATTGCTCTGGACAATCAAAGAACATGGTCTTTGGTTCACTACCAAATTCTCCCGTTGCAAAGCATACCTTAAAGTATAAATCTTCATATATGCTTCCAACGCGACACATCGGGGTTGATGCACCAGTAATTGCATCGCGTATGCTTGCACCGGGCATTGTGCACGTTGAGTATACTCCGACCTTTTCATCGCTTGTTCCGCCAGTACGTCTCATTTTATGGTACGACTTGTCATTCAACATATACGCATCCATGTAATTTCGCTGCTTCTTTTTTGTCGGGCTTACTTCGGACATTTCACTGCTTTCACTTGCGAGTGTATAATCGTCTTGTTTATATACTGGTTGAAAGTCAGCATAGTCGCTGGTAAGGCTCATTTCATCAGTCTCAGTCATTTAGAAAGTTTGGGTAGGATAGGTCCTAAATATAGTTATAGCGGCTGCTAATTATACATTTTATTATGATATCACCTTTATATTATTTTTTTATTAGTTTACGTCTCACGATAAAAATTACAGCGTATAATGTATACAACGGAAACTATGTCTACTATTATTGATTCGCGAATACTTATAAGAAATAAGTTTATGAGTAAAACGCGAGACGTGACAACAGACAACACGAATAAGTCAATCGCTTTCTTGGGCGCACCCGAATATATACCCGATGCGGCTACACAATATAATACTGTGGATGCAAATGTTAACACGTATACATATCTAGGCGACGACCCGTTATCAAGAGAATTTAATTATGATGAGGAGAACCACCCGCCTTTATTTATGTGTATGTATACGCAACAAAATGATTTGTCATTGCCGTATATATCATACCATCTCGTAAAAAATAACAACTTATTGGCATTTCCTAATGCACATCCTGAAATTGCTGGTGGAAAAATGCAACATGACAATGAAGCAATTGTTGACCCTGAAACGGTTGGACTAAATATAGACAAATTGCAGGCGCTTGATAAAGAAGTTATTGATGGCAAACACGGAATGATAGACTTGATTGAAATATTTAGGTGTGGTAAGCGTGCATTTTCCAGAAGATATCCACGAGATTACAGCACTATTTATAAGACGGAAGCCAGTCAGGTTGGCCCACTAAATCAACGCTTAACTGGACCATACAATTACTTTGATTCATCATTGCATCCTTACGTGCAAGATTCTGAAATGCATAGTATACAGTCTATTACGAAGACAATTACGTCCATTATATTTGGTGTTGCAATCACGCGCGGCGACTTCCGTGCCACACTAGATACACCGGTATTGAATTGGTTTGATGAAACAAAGGTGTTGAATGTAGATGAACGTAAGCGACAAATGACGCTCCGACACGTACTCACAATGACCACTGGCATTGAATGGGAAGAAAAGGTACCCTACGCCGACAAACGTAGCGACTCGTCGCGAATGGAAGGAACCGATGACTGGGTCGCATACGCAATAAACAAACCTATGGTAAGTGAGCCCGGTAAGGATTTCAACTATTCAAGTGGGGCAAGTCAATTGCTTGCTCACATATTCTTGCGCGAGACTGGAAAGGATATTGATGCCTATGCCGGAGAACATTTATTTGCACCTCTCGGAATTAAATACCACTGGAAACGCAGTTATGATGGTACTACTGATACAGAAGGTGGGCTATTTATGAGTGGTCTAGACCTAATTAAAATTGGTCATCTCGTTCTCGATGATGGCGTATGGCACGGACAACAGATTGTATCCAAGTCTTGGATAAAAGATTCACTTGCATCAAGTGTACCAGAAAATAAAGCAGATAAGGCGTTCTCGTACGGGTACCAGTGGTGGTTATATCACAGACCAGATAATGGGCGGATTGTTTGGACAAGTGCTGGTATGGGAGGACAAATGCTATTGATATTCCCAGAGGAACGTCTCGTCGTAACCGTTTTGAGCTGGAATATATTGTCTATTCCTGTATCAATGGAAAAAATCATTGAACATGTTATTAGCACTATAACCGCCGAGTGTGGAGATGAAGCGGATGACGATGCCGATAATGCCGACTATATTCAACCAATAGACATAGAAGTAGATGACCAACCTCAGACTGAAATGCCAGATCCTGAAACAAACTCAGAAAATATAGCAGATTCGGACGATTTTTTATATGAGCAAGGTTCTCAATATATAAAAAAATATGTGGTAAATACAGAAGACATTCGTGATGAGTGCTACAAAGGGTTTGTTGCAAATGCGGGCAATATATACTTATTCTTTGATGTTACAGATATTGAATTCACCCCCGAATTTTCGGATACTCATACTTCTTGTATCATTGATGAACTTGTGAATAAAAAACGTGTACTAGATTTACAGATTGAACCAACAGCAACAGGTCTATTTTCTATAAACAATAAGCTCGTTTATTTATATGATGATAAAACCCACAAACCTGTACATTATCCCATACGAGTATATTTGTGTGAAAGTATAAACGACGAATATTCAAATGTTAAATCCGTAGACGATGATAAGTCGTCTTTATCTATGTTAAGTGACAAAGTATACCATCCAGTCGTTGGTAATGGATACTTGTTTACAAGTACCGCATTAGATACATCAGAAACTGCGTATCTTAAACGATATGCCCTATTTCATCAAGATGCAATATATGTATTGCATGAACCGTTTATCACTTCGGAATACGATTTAATTGCAGACAATATGTGTGTATGTTTTTTGTCCGAGGGTGTTGAATACTGGTCAATAAAGAATATGGATCTCTTCTTGGAAATATAACAATATTTTGTAAAACCTAAATATTGTTACTATTATGCGGGCGTGTATGTTTCTAAAAATTTATTTAATATATCTTCACTTATTACAGTTGCAAAATACTCTTTTAATTCGTTAGCCGTTGGGCTTCTAACATAAATATTCTTATACCCGGTAATGTATGTATTAATTATCGCAACCTGTTCATTGAAATATGTTTCTTGTGCCTTGCGCAACTGTGCTGCTCGCTCCACGTTCTCCAATTGTACACGTACACTTTTTTGTTGCATTTCAAGATGACGTGCTAGTTCTGCTTCCTTTTCTTCAAGCAATTGTTTTTGTTCCAATATAAAATTATCTCTTGCTCGCACTGCTGCATCATCAATCGTCTCAGTAATGTCGGTCGGTAGCCCATTAAGTTGTTCATACCATTTATTGCGTGTCTCGTCAACACTTACAATCGTATCACATATGTCCGGTTTTCTCAACCGTTCATAACGAAGTCTCTTATCTGTTCCGGGTTTTCCGCTAAATTTCTGGGTGAACTCGTCAATCACATTATCACTTATAGATGGGCTAGTTTCCATTAATCTGTCAAATTCTTGACGACATAATTTCAAAAAATGTCCAGCATTGTCTCTCTCTGCTGGTTTCTTCGCTAATTCAATACGTATATTACGAGCAAACTTGTCCCAAGATATACCAGATACACGGTGGGCTTCATTCAATTCTGAAATTTTCAAATATTGCTGTATAGTGGTCAAAATACCAATAAAAATATTAATGCTACCAATTATAGCAGGGGCAAATGATTTTATATTATCCGGAAAACTTTCCTGAGCGAACGATGCAGTTCCACTTATTGTAGAAAGTACAATGGCAGGTATGGTAAACCACGCGTGCATTGTTGACAACTTTGCGTGAGAACGGTAGTTTAACCATTTATAACACTGTGCTACATCACACCATTCAATCATTATTTTCTCATTGTCTGGCGACCATTCCACATTCAATAGATTGCTTTCACTATTTCCAGTTGTAGATTTATTATCGGTAGAATTATTATTAGGGTGTTCACGAGGAGTATCTAAACCTAACTCATCGGGCGAATTTTGTTCGGGCATTAATTATTATATAATAAACGCACAAAATAAAATACATCCGCAATATTGTAAATACAGAAGTATAGTATTACTCTACATTCTGCTGATTTGCAAGTGCATATGCATCATCTGGTTTAACCTCCTCAACCATTTCTATCCTGATTTGTTGAATTACATCTAACTGAGCAGAACTACTATATTGTGATATAGTGGGTGCTAGTCCATCTTCATCCATTTTAAAGAAGTCATTAATGGGTTCTGTATTTTCAATATCATTGATGGAGCACAATCCATTTACATTAAGGTTTGCCTCAATATCAGTATCAAATTCTTGTAGTTTTGCCAATAATCGAGTTAATTGTTTATGTTGAGATATATGGAAAAACGCAATGTAATTCAAATAAAGGGATATCTGCTGTTTCACTAACATGTTCTCGAACTCCATTGTATTTAAAAAATTGGATACCGAGAACCCAGCCCGGTTCTTTGCATTATAATTGCGTATATTATACTCATTTGTATCATATCTGGATTGTAAATGTTTAATAAATCCTAATATAGTCGCATGTAATACTTTGATATCATCTAAATTATATTCGTGATAGGGTTCTAGGTCTTTGTAAGCATTAAATGATCGCATATCAACTTGTTCTGTATCAAGTTCTTCTGCGTTCTCCTTCAAGTATGTAGTAATCAGCACATATAGTTTATAGTAGTCACAATACATGCGATTATTCAATAGTATACGATGTTTGTCTAAGTTATCCATTTCAATTGAATATGTCTTGTACTGAAAGAAAAATGTGTCCAAGCAAAATAAGTACATTTTCTTTGAGTTTTTCTTCGTCAATTCCCCATATGCTGTTTTGAGATGAGCGAGTTTTGTACAAATAGTTTGCTTTGCCTTAACAATTTCATCCTTTAATATCCAGATATTTTGAAAATTGTTTTGTAATTTGGTCAATTCGGACGTATGCGTATATGCCATGTTGCCGATTGTATATTTTACACAGATAAAAAAATCTGACGAGACAGATTTTTTTATTATATTTTTTGTAGTTCGCTGCTGTGTTTTATTGATTGTTTATTTTTGTATTTTTGCTAGATATATTTTATTTTATTATAAGGATAGCCAAAAGTTATATTTATCATCCCACATATTATACGGGCGTTCTTGTATTTCGGTATCGTAATCGAAGTCGTCTACTGGTTCCTCGACTGGTGCCTTGGCTTTTTTTACTATGCCCGCCTTCTCTATTGCTGCCATATATGTTTCGTATAAAACGGGCACTACCTCGGCAAACTTGCTTGGTCTTTCATTCTTTGGAATATGCTTCTTTAACTCCCAATATTGTCCGGCTTCTTCATCATATACCAAATTAACTGTCTTATTATTATTCAAGCTTGATAATATTCTTTTTGCAGCAGATGTATCGTACATCTCTATCTCTAAGAACGCGAAATAGTAAACACGATTGTTTTCATTTACCTTACGATGCATATCAATGTAATAGGCATCTCCTATGGATAGTCGTTCAAATGTAGTTCTTAACATTTTCGATGTAACCCCACCTAATATGCGGGGAATATATATCTTCATTATCGGGTTAGGCATTTTTACTCTAATAATTTGATAACTATGAAAATAGTTGAAATGAATACTTGTAGAACATCGCATAAAAAGTTTTCAATTTTCTAGGATATTATATTTGATGACCAAATGAGTTAAATAAAACATTGGTTGTACTCTTATTATGGAAAATACGACTATTCCTACCAATTTTACCTCTCTCATTTCAGACTTTACAAAGGACTTATCTCTTACGTTTCCTGAATATGTTCATTGGTGGAACGACTTGATCTACCCTGAACTACCTTCTGAATTATTAGCCAGCGTCTTTGCACATTGCAAGAAAGTATATCCAGAACGGTTCTTTGATATTTTGTATCAGAACGATGATATATTTTCTGCGGAAAGTCAAGTAAATGTGAACTTTTTACCAAATGTGGACTTCAAAGTCCTATACAATACCGATGGTCTGAGTGATAATACCAAAAAGACTATTTGGAAATATCTGCAATTGATGTTGTTCACTGTAATCGGTGAAGTTAAGGACAAGGACACGTTTGGAGATACAATGAATATGTTTGATGGCATTGATGAGAAAGAGTTACACGCAAAACTCAGCGAAACTATGAGCGGACTGACTGATTTCTTTAAAAATATGGACGCACAATCGGCTGATACCGAGAACCCCGACGAAGGCATTAAATCTGCGTTTGGTAAAATGGACGGTATGCCAAATATGGATAATATTCAAGACCACTTGAAGTCTGTATTTAATGGAAAGATTGGGTCTCTCGCAAAGGAAATGGCAGAAGAAATTTCGGGAGAGTTCGCTGATTTACTCGGCACGGATGCAGGCAACGCAGAAAACCCACAAGATGTTATTAAGACTTTAATGAAAAATCCGAAGAAAATTATGGATTTAATGAAGACTGTGGGTGGCAAGTTAGATGCAAAAATGAAGAGTGGGGAAATCTCACGTGAGGAAATTATGAAAGAAGCGGGCGATCTTATAAATCAGATGAAAGGTGCTGGTGGAAATGATGAGTTGAATAACATGTTTAAGAAAATGGCAAAGGGTATGGGTGGTCTTGGTGGACTAGCATCCGCGATGGGTGGAGGAGGGGGAGCAGAGGGGCTTGGAGGTCTTGCCTCAGCTCTTGGCGGTATGGGAGGGCTTGGTGGTCTTGCAGCAGCAATGGGTGGTATGGGTGGTCTTGGTAAAAACGTTCGTCTTGACACAAATGCGATTGATAGAATGGAAAAGAAAGAGAAATTGAAGGAAAACGCTAAGCGTAGAGTGGAAATAAAACGCCTACAAGAACACGCAGAACAATTAAGACGTGAAGAACAACAACGTGCTCACGCCGAAATGCAACGACAACTCGCCGCAAAGTATTCTCTCCAACCAGGATCTGCACAAGATACGTATACATTTAGATTAGCGGGTGAAGCTACACAAGAAAAGAGCTTTATTCATCCCGATTTGTTGAAAGAGATGGAAGAAGAGGATAAGCAAAAGGAATTGAAGAACTCTCTGTCTAGTCAACAAAAGAAAAAGAAGAAGCATAAGAAATAATAACAATATTTTTTGAATGCAAAAAAATATGCGTATATTTTAGTTGGTTGCAGTATGAGCATATTCAAATTTATACGCCTTGACGTATTCATTCTAAGTTTAGCCTTTGGCTTGTTCGCAGTTTATATCACAATGCCTGATACGAGAAAGATATATGTATACCCCACGCCAGAGAATGTAGGCGTTTTACAATATAAAGACAAGACAGATACTTGCTTTTCATTTAAGCCCACAGAAGTCACTTGTCCTAAGAATGAAAATGAAATTAGCAAGGTGCCGGTTCAATCCTAATATGAACCGCCCATTTACAATTTAGTGGTTGTATATTATCATCGTTTATAGTATACAATGAATTTTAAAAGACTGTTGAATACCCCTACTGGACAAGTACTGATTTCAATCATGTTAGGATTAGGTTTAGCCACATTATTCCGAAAAACATGCGCTGACGAAAAATGCATCGTGTTTAATGGCCCAGTAATTGAAGACATTGAAGATAAAACATTTAAGCATAATGAGAAATGTTATAAGTATAAAAGCGAACCAGGAAGATGCGATTCCACTAAGAGAATTATTGACGTATCTGGACACGCTGTAAACAATGAATAAACGTAGTATCGTATATTCGTAAAAACTATACATTATTGTTATCCATTATTGTATAGTCAAATGGATAATTCATTTACGCGAATTTCTGACCTACCCAATGGAAATGCCCAGTCGAGTAAACCACACGAAATGCCTAACAATTACATCCCAATCAACGTGCACCCAAATCCTTATGGCATTTCAGATAAAAATCCGATTATTGACTTGCCGCAAGATACGACCGCACCATTGCCACAACATAATGTCCCACAAATGCGACCTCCTGTACCAAATCAATTGTCTGAGACAGACATTGCACAATTAAATGCGATGCAACAACAACGTCTGCCATCCCGTGATATCCAACACGACACAACTGTATACTCTCACGATGAACACGTACAGCCCAACTACATTCCTAAGCAAAAAGACTTGGACGATTACGTTAGAGACCACGAAAAAACAACCGAAAAGAACCTCCGCGAATATGAAGACAAGAAACGCCGACGAAACACGATTGATAGCATCATTACCGACTTTCAAACACCCATTGTCATTGCTATTTTGTATTTTATTTTTCAAATGCCCATTATAAATAAAATCATATTCAAGAGGTTCTCGTTCTTGTCTATTTATAATGATGATGGAAACTTTAACTTCTATGGATTGTTGTTAAAAAGTATATCGTTCGGTGCAGTGTATTATGCAATGGTTCAATTCACTACTTTTATTAGTGAGTTTTAACTGCCGCTCGTAATATATCCATTACTGTTCTCTTTTTCGGCTCTTCTTCCTTTTCATTTTCATCCTTGTCTGTAATTACAAGACGTTTAACTTTCCTGGTTTTATTGTTCTTATTAGCAGCCAATTTATCACTCGGAGTATACTTTAAAAACCACATTTCATATTCCTTTTTATCGGCACCATTTTCTTTAAACTCTTTGTATTTACGTGCTTTCTCAGCACGTATGTCCTCCAATGTCAATTGCTTTCCGTAACAGTCCATTGAAAACCGCTTTAATAGACCGCGCTGATTTAATCGGTTTTGTATTTGAATATTATATAAGAAATTCGCCATACAGAGTAATCTGTTATAGTTTAAGTCCACATCTATGTAGATCATCACCAAGTAAAAACTTAAAATTGTATCAATTGTAGCCACATTAATCTCTTTATTATTTATGTTTATTTTGTTATAACCGTGACATGCAATCGGCTTATATATCATAACGACTGTTTCTTTTCCTACCAAAACCTCTACTCGCTCAGGCATTAGTTCTCCGATTGGTTTATGTGTGACCGTTTTTATGTTCTTAAAATCATTCTGCACTAATTGTTCTTTGACAATCATAGCAGTGCGTTCTGGATCATCGGACAAGACATCAAAGTCAGGCACTTCTCTCATTTTATGTTTTTCATCACGTGAGTATTTTGAATACAATCCAAATGCATATCCACCAAAAAATACTACTCCTTGATTTATTAATGTATCGCGCAGTATAATATACAATTGTTCTTCGTTCTCCATCTTGCTATCTAACCCTCTTTGGAAATCAATATGAGAACATTCACTTTTAGACATTGGATAATATTGATTTAATAAATTCAATCTAGACAACACCTTCTCCCAACGAGATATATCACCAGCAGGTCTAGATAATTCTAAATACATAGCCATACGTAAATAGTTTGGTGGTGCATAATGAATGCCAGCTATAACAATCGTCTCTGGATGTATGGCATTATATATTTCAGGCACTAAGTACGTGATATCCGCAATGGGTATAAAATTTACAAATACCTTATATGTTCCAACGTGTACTCCCGACTTTGCCTCAGCATCCGTAAATCCATTTTCGTAATATATATCAGCTAGTTCCTTGCAATCGTCAATTGGATTAGGTGAAAAGAAATCATAGTCAGGTATTTCGGTTTCTTTATTATAAAACTGTGCATTCTTTGGAAGAATGTTATTGATTGCCGTCCCACCGTAACATATTAACTTCTTTTTTACTATAAAATCTTCTACGATTTTCAACATTTTCTTTACATCTTCATTATTTACTACTCGTCTCCCTTGAATTTCTTCATTTTCATCTACATTATGGCGCAAGATTGCCATTTCACATTCTTGAAATGTCATATTATCAGTGCATTCGGCATTTTTAAATTTTTTGCGTTTTGTAGTATGTGATTTATTTGAACGCTTCTTGTTATATTTATTTACCATATACATATAACACGATATTTTGTATTCCAACTAAACTACTTCGTTCCTTCTCGCTTCTTAATATAATCTAACACAAACGCAAGTGGTATAATGCCACTCTTGTTATCGTGAAACATTTTTTCATATTTATCTAAATTCTCATCTCTTATATAAAATCGGTTGGTTACTAATTGACATCCGTGTTTTCCGATCAGTTCGTGTACATCCGGATTATATGAATTATTCAATTTGTCTGGAATAACCATTCTATGTCGTTTAACATCCGTGCAAATATCACACTTATCTTGAATGCGTACTATATCATAATTTTGGTTCAATATATCTGTATATGTATTCAGATACAGCAAATCCGAGCCACTCTCTAAATTTATATACTTTGACAGATTATAACAATCTTTCTCCTTTATTCCACACGCACTGTCCTGTGCATATTTGCGATTGACAGATTTATCCATTATTATAACCACTTTTCCCATAACATCAGACAATTTCGTCTGATTTGTTATTTTAGTGGGATACAACTTTGCGCGAAGCGTTGCATCAATTGACTTTGCGACTGCCTTATAAATCGCATTGTTATTTGATTTTATACGCAAGTGTATAAATAACGGATCTTCATAATTCGGACTTGGTTGGGTAAATGCCTGAGACACGGCAGCAGTCAATATATTATCAAGCAACACCTTATTATCTGTATTGATTGTCTCTAACTTGGAGTCAGTGGTATATGTGACAAATGGCTTGTCCTCTATATATAAAACCTCAAAGTCTAGCAGACGACACCCGCGTTTCAATAAATACTTTACCATCTCCGCATTCACATAATTTCCAGTAATTGCACTATTATAAGAGCTCTTTATTACATACTCCTTCAATGGCCTGTACGTATAACTCTTTCCAAGCGATACAATATTGTTTGCGTCTTCGTTGATAAGACCCATATATTCTGACTCGGGTGACCCAAATCCCTCAATTCGGTCAATATGGTTATTACCGCATTCCGGGTTTTTGCACTTTTGTTTACGTTTTACACCTTCAATGTGTAATTTATTGCACAGCTTGCTTACATCTCTGCGTCGTTTAAAAAAACGCCATAATGCGTATAACAAAATCATTGCTGTAATTACAAGCACCACTTTTTGATATTTCTTCATATTAAACGCCTAGTATAAAGAATAAGGAGACAATAAAATAAATGTTATTATCTATAACAAATATAATAATAGTAAAATATATAACTACATATAAATGGCAGGCGGATTACTAAACATCGTTGCTCTTGGGAATAACAATTTATTTTTAACAGGAAACCCTAGTAAAACTTTTTTCAAGGTTACATATTGTAAATACAGTAACTTTGGACTTCAAAAGTTCAGATTGGATTATAATGGTTTAAGAGAGTTGCGATTAACCGAAGATTCTACATTTACATTTAAAGTTCCTCGTTATGCGGAATTGCTTATGGATACCTATATTGTTGTAACCATACCAGACATATGGAGCCCGGTTCATCATCCAGTATCAAGTTCAGTAAATGGTACGGATTTTCGATGGGCGCCCTACGATTTTAAATGGATAGAACATCTCGGTACAAATATGATAAAGGAGGTGGTTATCACATGTGGGTCACAAACCCTGCAAAAATATACGGGTGAATATCTACAATTAATGGTTGAACGCGATTTTACTGCGGAGAAAAAGGAACTATTCAATCAAATGACTGGACACGTTCCTGAAATTAACAATCCAGCAAATTCATATACTCGGGCTAACTCATATCCATCCGCTATATATGGCAATGGTACAGTTGGCGCCGAGCCATCCATTCGTGGACGAAATTTATACATTCCAATAAATACGTGGTTTACATTAAATGCTGGTTGTGCATTTCCACTCATTGCATTACAGTACAATGAATTGGTAATAAATGTCACTATGCGTCCTATACGAGACCTATTTACAGTCCGTGATGTATTTGATAATGAAAATAATAGACCTTATATTCAGCCAGACTTTAATGAAGCAAGATTTCAAATGTATCGTTTTTTACAATCTCCACCAAATGCACCTATCCCGATATATGAAACAACTGCTAACACAAAAATTGTAGGGTTTGAGCCAGTTGTATATGAAAATCAGATCTCTACTTGGAATGCAGACGTACATTTGATTTCTACATACTGTTTTCTTTCAAAAGAAGAGGCTCATATTTTTGCAGCAGAGGATCACGTTTATTTAGTAAAAGATGTATTTGAGCATAAATATGAAAACATCACTGGCTCAAAACGCATCAAACTGGAATCAAATGGCATGATTTCTAGTTGGATGTGGTATTTACAACGCAATGATGTAAATATGCGAAACGAATGGTCAAATTACTCTAACTGGCCTTATAAAAATATTCCAGTCGACATTTCAGTATATAGAAACGATGCAAACTTGCTAGGTGATTATCCAAACGTAGATCCAAGGGATACCCGTACAACTGGTATATATATTACTGGCAATTTTGTTGTTGATAATCACAAACATATATTAGAAACTATGGGGATCGTTTTAGATGGAGAATATCGCGAGAACCTATTAACCCGAGGAATATATGATTATATTGAAAAATATACTCGCACAAAAGGTCACGCGAAAGAAGGCATTTATTGTTACAACTTTTGTTTGAATACTAGTCCATATGAATATCAACCATCAGGTGCGATTAACCTGAGCAAGTTTAAAAATATTGAACTTGAAATATCCACATACGTTCCGCCAATTGATCAAGTAAATTCTAGTTTTGATATTATATGCGACGTTTCAGGCAATCCAATTGGTGTACGCAAATCTAATTGGAAATTGTATGAATACAATTACAACATGACGTTGTATGAAGAACGGTATAATGTTTTGTCATTTGTTAATGGCAATTGCGGAATGATGTATGCAAGATAATTCCGTATGAACGTTTGTTTTATTATGCAACTGTATAGTATAAGGATAATACTATACATATGACACAAATATCGGAAAATAATATGGATAAAAGATTTAGTAAGTCACCAGATACCACCAATTTCCAAACCGAAACTATGAAGCATAAAATAAGGGCAGTGCATAAAAAGAAAAAACGCAAGAATTTCAAGAATATTGAGACTTTGGAGAATATAAATGAACCGATTGATGCAAACGACAACTCTGAACCCATCATAGAAGGTCTCGATGTTCTTCCAATTGCCAAATTTGATGAGAATGACTGGACCGAAAGTGATAATATTTATGAAGGCGGACGACAATCAGCCCCCACTAAAAA